CTGATTTAGCAAATAATTCATATAAATCATTGGGTATTGGGATAAATAGACGTTCCGATGCAAATGGTGTTTTTGCTACAAACTATACTACTATAAATCAAGCAAAAGATAATTTAATAAATCTAATAATGACAAGAAAGGGCGAACGAATAATGCAGCCCGATTTTGGATGTGATATACATCGATTGATATTTGAACCAATTTATGGAGAGGATATTAAAGATAGAATAGTTGATTCAATAGAAAACGCAGTTGCTTTATGGATGCCATTTATATCAATAGATAATATAGAGTTTCCATTTGATGATGAGGATATTGATAATAATAAATTAAACGTTTCAATCGAGTTTTCATTAAGATTAAATCCTAATATCAGAGAAACAATAGAAGTAACAATAAATCAATAATAGAAAATGGCCATCAAACCTTTAAATAAAACGTGGGGTAGTAATAAAGATTTAACATATGTTGGTAAGGATTTTGCTAGCTTTAAACAAAATTTAGTAGAATTTACCAAAACTTACTTTCCAAATCAATATTCAGATTTCAATGAAGCATCTCCTGGTATGGTTTTCGTTGAAATGGCTGCCGCTATTGGTGATGTATTATCATTCTACCAAGATTCTCAATTAAAAGAATCTATGTTGGTACACGCTACTGAACGTAAAAATGTTATGGCATTGGCACAGTCTATGGGATATACTCCAAAGGTTACATCTCCGGCTGTAACTACAATGACACTATACCAATTAGTACCAGCAACATCATCAGGACCTAACCAATATGCTCCCGAATCAAAATACTATTTAAGAATAAAGGATGGTATGGAAATATCATCTACTTCTAATTCAAATATAATTTTTAGAACAACAGATGTGGTTGATTTTTCTAACCCAACCGATAGAGAAATTGATGTATATGAAAGAAATCCAACCACCGGAGCACCAACCTTTTATTTGGTTAGTAAAAAAATAAAAGCTATTTCTGCTAGAGAAAAGGTTACAAATGTTACATTTACACCAACTGATACGGATTATCCATCTGTAACAATAAGTGATGTAAATATAATTGGTATAACATCAGTAGTAGATACTAATAATAACAAATATTATGAAGTTCCCTACTTAGCACAAGAGAGTATATTTGTAGAGCAACCAAATTTACAAACTAATGGAAATTCGCAGTTAAGTACCCAAAATACAACAGTACCATATATTTTAGAAGTACAAAAAGTACCACGTAGATTTTCGGTTAAAATGAATTCCGATGATACAATGGATTTACAATTCGGAAGTGGGGATGTTACAATGGATGATGAAATCATTTTACCAAATCCAAAAAATGTAGGTTTGGGATTAGCTAATTCTATTAAAAGATTAAACCAAAGTATAGACCCATCTAATTTTTTAAAAACAAATACATTTGGAATAGCACCTGCTGGCCAAACATTAACAATAAACTATTTAGTTGGAGGTGGTGTTGAATCAAATGTGAATAGTGGAGATTTAACGACTATATCTAGAATAGAATTTGAAGAAGATTTACTATCGTTTACCGATGATGCAGAGAGAGAAACTTACTCATCTATAAAGCAATCGGTAGCAGTTGAAAATTTAGAAGCAGCAGTTGGTGGAAGAGGAGCTGAATCTATTGAAGAAATTAGACAAAACGCATTAGCAATGTTTGGTTCTCAAAATAGAGCAGTAACCAAAGAGGATTATGTTGTAAGAGCATTATCTATGCCTGAAAGATATGGTAGTGTTACAAAGGTTTACGTTTCACCAGATGGCGAAGTAGATAACAATTCACCTGCATCAATACTTGCTTCACCAAAAAATATAGCAGAATTTGTTGGGATAGTAGAAGGATTGAAAGATAAATCAACATCAGAAATACAAAAGGAACTAGTTAAATACCTTTCAGAAAAGAAAACAGCAATTGCAGAAGTAAATAACCCATTTGCTATAAATATGTATGTATTGGGATATGACTCTGATAAAAAATTAACTAATGTAAATAATGCAGTTAAGCAAAATTTAAAAACATACATTGGCGAATATAGAATGATAACCGATGCTATTAATATAATTGATGGATTTATTATTAATGTGGGCGTAGATTTTGAAGTTATATGTTATCAAAACTATAATAAGAGAGAAGTATTAACAAATTGCTTAACAGAAATGCAAAACTATTTCAATATAGATAATTGGACTTTTAATAAACCAATTAATATATCTGAATTAGAATTGATGTTAGCAAATGTAGAAGGCGTTATGAGTGTTCCGTATGTTAAAATAAGTAACATTTGTAGAAGCGATAGTGGTGAAAACTATTCACCAAATAGATATAACATAGAAGATGCTACTAAAGGTAAGATTGTATATCCATCATTAGACCCATCTATTTTTGAAGTAAAATTCCCTAACAAAGATATAAAAGGAAGAGCCCTATAATATGCATACATTATTCACATCATCATACGATGCCAGTATCTACCTACAACAACCTGAACAAAACGCAGGTAGAGATGAGATATTAGAGGTTGGTAAACTATACTATGGTAGTAACAAAGATATAGCTAGAACATTAATTAAATTTGATATAGCTAATATTAATATACCAACTGGTTCAACTATTTATTTAAATCTAAAATCATCTCAAGCGGAAGAAATTCCATTAGAATACACAATTTATGTAAATGCGGTTTCTCAAAGTTGGTCGATGGGAACTGGCACTAAATTTGATAATGTAACATCGGATGGTGTGAGTTGGAAATATAAAAATGGTATAGATAAATGGCAGAATAATACAATAGCAGGAACGGCTGTATTTAATTCAGGTACTACCGGTTCTAACAACGCAGAGGGTGGTACTTGGTACACTGCTTCTGAAGCATCTCAATCTTATAATTACGAAGATACTGATATTAGAATGAATGTAACTAATATAGTTAATCTTTGGTTAAGTGGTTCTATCCCAAATAATGGGTTTATAGTTCATCATAGTTTGGAAAATGAATCAAATACTTTAGATTATGGTGTATTAAAATTTTTCTCAAAAGAAACTAATACAATATACGAACCAAAATTAGAAGTTGTTTGGAATGATACAATATTTGTAACAGGAAGTTTATCACCAACAACTGGCTCATTATCGGATGATGATTACAAAGTAGTAATTACTAATTTAAAAAGTAGATATGAAGTAAATTCAATTATTAAAATTAGAATTAAAGCAAGAGACACTTTTCCAAAAAAATCATTTGGAAACACATTTGAATACGACCAAACAAAATATCTACCAACAACATCATACTATCAATTAGAAGATTATAAAACAGGAGATATAATATTTCCATTTGGTGAATATACTAAAATAAGTTGCGATTCAGAAGGAAATTATTTTAAAATAGATTTATCTACTTTACCAATGAGTAGAGTTTATAAATTAAAAATTAAAATAGTTGAAAGTGGTATATCTACAATAATAGATGATAGATTCATATTTGAAATAGAACAATAATGAGTGCATTTACAACCTTAGAAACAATAGCACAAAAATTAGAAGAGGAAAGAAGTTCTAAATTAGAATCGATATTAAGTATATCGGGCTCAAAATCTATTGCTAAAAATGAATATGGTGTAACTGTAGTAGATGAATCAAATGTAGCATCATCATTGGTTTTTAAAACTCTTAATAAGCCAAAATATGATGAATCAGAACTTTTAAAAGCAATCGATGTTGAAGTTAAAGAACTAAAACCAAACATTCCAATCCCAAATAGAGATTTAGTACCAAAACCATTATATGATGATGAGGTATTACAAAATGAAGATTTGAGAAGGCAAGTTGCTGATTTAAATTTACAAATTGATTCTTTAAATACAACTATAAGCGATTTAGAATCACAAGTTCAAACTGAAGTTAACAATAGATTATCCATAGAACAATCTAACGATGCATTGGTTAATCAAATAAATACGTTAACACAAACAGTTGATGATTTTGCTTTACAAATTCAAACATCTTTACAAAAATCAATAGATGAAGGTATTTTAAGAGCATCATTACAATCACAAAATACGGGATTTAAAGCCCAAATACAGGCCCTAATAAAACAAATTGATTCGTTAAACTCTGTAATAGAAGGATTACAATCTCAATTAGGAGCAGTACAAAATCAACAAGCGATTGCACAAGGAACTCAAGCACAAGCTCAAGCGGCTGGTGCGGATGTTGTAAATGAGGTAGCAATTGTTAAATTAGAACCAGAAGAAGATGCTAATCAACCAAAGATATGGGCTAGATTTAAATCAGGTGGTGGCTCTCAATGGAAAAATGGAAAATCATTAAGTATAACAAATAACGATAAAAAAGAAATAACTGTTAAGTTAACAAAAACAAATCCAGAAGGTGGTAAAGATTTTTATTCTATAC